TCAGGAAATTGGAGAAAACTTTGGTGACGCTGTATTATCAAATGTAAAACCTGCTAGTTTAAAAAAAGTTTTTGATGAAGTAGAGGGTGCTGCAATTGGTGTCGCAAAATCTTTTGGTGTTGGTAGAACTAATATATTGAGCATAAAAGCAGCAATGACAGATGTTGTTGGTGATGTTAAAGAATTGGGTGGAAAATTTTCTGATATATCAGCTATTCAAACATCAATATCCTCTGATTTGGGTAGGAATGTCATATTAAATAATCAAGCGTATAAAGGATTAATAGCAACAGCTAAGGTTACTGGTTTGGAAGTTGATGATATGGCAAAAAAATTCAAAGATGTTGGTGTTTCATATATGGGTGTACAAGACCAAATGCAGAAAGTAGTTGACATCTCAAGAAAAATGGGAGTTAATGCTCAAGGTGTTTCAGATGAGGTAGCAAAAAATTTAACTAAACTTAATACATTTAATTTTAAAGGTGGTATAGAAGGGTTAACTAAAATGGTAGCTCAGGCTAAAGTTTTAAGAATAAATATGGAAGAAGTTTTTACATTATCCGAAAGTTTATTCGAACCTGACAAAGCTATAGAAATGTCGGCGGCATTACAAAGATTAGGTGTTACACAATCTGAATTATTAGACCCACTTCGATTGATGGATATGGCACAGAATGACCCTGGTGAATTGATGAATCAAATGTCCAAAATGTCAGAAAAATTTGTTCAGCTTAATAAAGATGGTCGTTTCGAAATTATGCCTGGTGCAAAAAGACAACTAAGAGAGATTGCCAAAGAAATGGGAATGAGTTATGATGAATTAGCAAAAATGGCAACTGGCTCAAAAGAACTCGATATGAAATTGAGTAAAATTAAATTTCCTGCAACATTTACTGAAGAACAAAGAAACTTCATAGCTAATTTATCAGAAATAGGTCCTGGTGGTGAAATGACTTTAACCGTTGATGGTACTCAAATGGGAATAGATAAAGCTATGGAAACTTTTGCTAAAGACAAAGATGCTTTAGACAAATTTATGAAAGACCAAGAACCTAAAACGATGGAAGAGTTGGCAAAAGAACAACTTACTGTCCAAGAAAACCAAGAAATATTGTTGGCTATGATTGCTGACACTATGGGTTATGGTTTAGCAGCATCCAAAGGTGGTGAAAGATTAAGTAGGGCTGAGATAGAAATTTATAAAAATGGTATCGAAGTATTAAAGAGAACAACTAAGGATAAAGAAGGTAAAGAAAAAACAGAAACATTTTCAGAAAAGGGAATTAGACAAGGTATTGGAACTCAGTCAGATGATTTGATTAAAAGTTTATTCAAAGGTGATTTCAAAGGAGCTGGTGAGGCTGGCAGTAATATGGCCAACGAGTTTTACAATATGTTTAAGGAAAAAATGGAAAAAGCTAGTGTTGTGTATAAAGAATCTAAAGTTGGAAGTATTTTGACTGGTGAGGATGAAAAAACTAAAACTCAAGTAGCAACTACCACAACACCGAAAACAACTGAAATGAGTTATTTGGATAAATTACAAAAACAAGTACAAGCACCAACAACTCAAAACTTAAATTATAGTGGTAATTTAAATGTAACTTTTTCAGCCCCACCTGGTGTAAATACCACTGAGGTCGAAAGAGTGTTGAATGAACTTATGAAAAAACCTGAGTTTATTCAAATGATTGCTCAAATGGCCAAAGACCCAACAGGTAAACAAACTCCATCACAACAAAATATGAATTTTGGTAGATGATAAAAAAAAAATTCATCTATTTATTTTAAAATAAGATTATGTCCGAAAGTTCATTATCGTTTGCATCAACATCAAGTTTTAGAAATAGTTTACTGAATAGGAATTTACCCCCCTATGCAGTGACTGGTGTTTATACAGCACCTGTTGGTACTAGAACATATGAAACAAGTTTAAGTGATTACAATGTTATTAATTCACCTGATGATTTAATCTCACAGAATCCATTTGTAAGACAACTTTATCCGTTGAATGAGTATGGACCTGAAGGTGGATATAATTATACAATCACATACAATAACCCACCAATAATTAATAGTTCTAATCAAGGTGAATATAGTCCAAACGACACAGTACTAGATTTAGTTAATGAATTTTTTATTGACGCAGCATATATCGAAAACAGATATGGTCCTGTGGGAGGATTCAATGATATGGTTATTATTGATAACATACAAAACAATAATAAGTTATATACACCATATTGGAATCCCCCAACTTTTGTACCCTCTTCCTATAGTCCATATCAGATTCTAATTTCTCCTGACCCCGCTGGTGATAGTGGATTATTATCACAAGATTCATATTTAGCTAAGCTTGGGGCTCAAACTTTAAAAAAACTTTTTCAGGACAGAGTTGATGCTGATACAAGAAGAAATACACAAGGCACTTTGACTCTTGATACAACAAGTGACCCTTTTGATATTTCTTTAATTATTGCGGGTAAAGAACCCTTGAGGTCTAAAAATTGGACTATTACAGTACCAACAACACCAACTAATGAATCACCATTTATACAAAGTTTGGGGGGTGCATATTTTCCTGTATCACCTATTGCTGGTGATTATTTTGACCCTGTACTTTTTAATGCTGGTTCATCCACACAAATATCATTAGCTCTTAACGTACCTAATTTAACAACTGGAGGTGGAGGTTTACCACTCACCTTAAATATTACAACGAATCCATCACAGAATTTCATTGATAACACTGGTACAGGTCAACAATCAGCTTTATTTGCTAATATTGATTATAATAGATATAGAGCACAATATACAAGAACTTCACAATTTGCACAAACTGAAAGTACAATAAATCAAAATGGTACTTTGAATGGTGGTTACTATGTGGGTAGTAGAACATCTGAACCATCGACTATTACATCACCACCTTTACAAATACCTATTGACCCATTCGGAAGACAAGTACAAACACCGGTTTATGGACCTAGTGAGTTGGGTAGTTTATATGAAGGAAATATTGGTCGATTAAATTTTGGTTTGGCTGGTAAATCATCATCTGATGGTGGAGGTATTGATGGTCAATTTGTGTGGGTTTCACCTAAATATAAAAGTGATGCTGGTTTTAAAGCAACACCTGGTGGTGGTACTGGTTCACAAGATGAGGAATTTAATTTAATAAGTTCACAATATACAAGTAACGAATCAACAAATTTACAATTCAAAGAAAGTTCTATTTTAGATGCAACTCAACGTCTTGTTAATTCGGCGGATTTAGTTAATGGTATTTCGAGATTAAAACACGTTGGAAATGCAATTAATCAAGTTAGTAAAGTTTTCAACGATGGATATAAAGAATTAACAAAAGGTTCAAGAGTTTTATCATATAGAGATAACACTACTGGTGCTGAAGCGGGTATTGAATATTGTAGGGTATTTGCAAAAGATACACCTTATTACACTTATGGTGATTTACAGAAATCAGATGGTATTACTAAATCAGGTAGAAGATTTGACTATTCTGTATTGGACAACACTTATAATTTAAACATAGCACCACTCAAAAATCCTGGTTCAACAAATCTACAACCAAATGCAAAAGGTCAAGTTGTTGCTAAAAAATATATGTTCTCAATTGAAAATCTTGCTTGGAGAACATCAAGTAAACCTGGGTTTACATATGATGATTTACCTGCATGTGAAAGAGGACCTAATGGTGGTAGAATTATGTGGTTCCCACCCTATGATTTAACATTTGAAGATAGTGCTGATGTATCCTTCGATGCAACAACTTTTATTGGTAGACCTGAACCTATATATACTTACTCAAAATCAAGTAGAAGTGGTTCAGTAAATTGGAAAATCATAGTCGACCATCCTTCTGTTATGAACACAATTGTTCAAAAACAACTTAAGGGTCAAACTAAAGAAAAAATTGATTCAATAGTTGATTCATTTTTTGCAGGTTGTGTAAAATTTGACATTTACGAATTAGCTAAAAAATTTAATACAATACCATTGTCTGAATTATATACATACCAAGAGGTTATTAATAATCCAAGATTAACCAAAGAAGAACTTGGTCAAGTTATAACAGAAATATCAAAAGAAAATGTACCACTTGGAGGACAAGATGGAGGAAATGTTACTCCACCTCAGGGTGTCAAAAAAACTACACCAGACCCAGCTAAACAAGCTTTTGTTGATGCCTATTTAGGTATAGGTTTTTATTTTGACAATGATATTCCATCATCTGGTGATATTCCATATAATAGTACTTATGATGGTTATATTTCAAAAAAAGAAACTTATAAAACGAATGCTGAATCAGCTTTTGCTTCAGGTGGAACTTATTGTAAACAAAATGTTGAATTTTGTAATAGAGCCAAAAATGTCAACGAGTTTTTCGATTCTGTTGTAAAAACAAATTATGAAAAAGTTTCAAGTGGACAAAAGAATTTTATTACTGATGCCTTTGATTTATTGAATAATAAAAAAGGAACTATTACTATAGAAATGGAGGGTGCTGCCTCAGCGACTGCGTCAGTTGATTACAATAAAAAATTGTCACAAAGAAGAATAGATTCAGTTGAAAGTTTCTTAAAATCTTTTAAAATCGGAGATGCTAATTTACAAAAATTTATTGATGATAAAAAACTAATAATTAAAGAAATTGCAAGTGGTGAACAAGCTAAAAGTGTTGTTCCCAAATCGGCAGATGGTACACCAGGTTTTGAAGTAAATTGTACTGAGGATATTAAAAGTACAACTGGTGCTATCACTTTTCAATCACAAGTATATTCTGTAAATGCAATGGCTTGTAGAAGAGTTATAATAAAATCAATTGTTGTTGATGTACCCGATATTGAAACTATTGAACAACCGAATGTTGAAGAACAAAAAGAAGTCAAAACACAACAAGTTGATGTTGTATCAAGTAGACCTGTAGATAGAGTTCAACCAACTGTAGATATTGTTAAAAAACTTAAAGATGGTATTGGTAAAAAAATATTGAGAAACTTATTTAGTGAATGTGATTATTTTGAAGTATTGAAGGAAGAAAATCCTATGGTATATACTTCAATTGTTGAAAAAATAAAGTATTTCAATCCGGCTTTCCATTCTATGACACCTGAAGGCTTAAATGCTCGTCTAACTTTCTTGAATCAATGTACAAAACCTGGTGAAACGATACCAACAATAGGTCCTGATGGTAAACCAAGATACAATGATGCTCAAAATACTGCATTTGGTGCACCACCAGTTCTAATACTTAGAATAGGAGATTTTTACAATACAAAGATAATACCTAAAAGTGTTAGTTTTACATACGAAAAAGATGGTCAATTTGATATGAATCCTGAAGGTATTGGATTACAACCAATGATAGTTTCAGTAAAAATGGGATTTGACATTATTGGTGGTATGGGTCTTAAAGGTCCTGTAGAACAATTACAGAATGCTTTATCATTCAACTATTATGCTAACACAGAAATATATGATGAAAGAGCAACACCTACTGATGAAAGTTATAAAGTTGTAGACCAAGAAATTATTACTTCTTTAACCGCAGGAGAAGAAGCTGCGACAACTCAAAATTCAACACCACCACAGACAAATCCTGGTGGTTCAACTATAGGTGAAATTATTACAAATATACCAGTACCTAATGGTCAAAATGGTGAAATCTCATACGGAAAAGTAATGGACACATTAATAGACCAAAGTGTAGGTTATTTCAATAACACACTTAATACATTAGAAAAGATTACACTAAATTATAATTATGGAATTCTACAATTGGTGAATCAAAAAAGATTATATACGACTGGTTTAATGAAAGGAGCAACTTGGGCAAACCAAGATACACCAATCTGGGGTGCACCATCTAGTGTTGGTGAAACATTGGCCACTTTATTTAAAAATGTAACTGATGATATTGATGATGATGCTAACATAATTATTGAAGAATTAAATGCTAAAAAATTTGGATTAGATTCACCAGCAATTAAAGGAGTTAAACAAAATATGAAAGAGTATTTTAAAACACTTCAATCTGAATTTGAGAATGGTATTACAACTATAACACAAGAGTTTATAAAGTTTGAACAAGATTTTGTTTACTTAATACGACAAATAAATTTAATAAGTGAAAATACTGATGGAAAACTTTTGAATGGTAATAAACCGAGAGTTTATAACTTAACAGGTACTTCAGAAGTAACAGCATCAAGTTTGGAAAGTAGTCCAAAACCAACTAACACTACTGAGGAATTATCTTATGATTATGAGAAAGTTTACGAAGCATTGATTGACTATAATGATTATTTGTCAGGATTGGAAACTGAGGCAAAATATACAATTATAACAACAGAAGAAGGTTTAGATGAAATTTTTCCATTGAATGATTCTTTATTTAAAGATAATTCTGAACTTCTTTTCTTTATGGTTATATCAAGAATATTCTCTGATAAAAATAAAAGGGATGGTTTTATTAATAGTATAATTAAAGGGGAACTTCTTAAAATTTCAGACCCACTAAATTTAAAAAATCAATTTACACAGATAGTAAATAAGTTAGCTAATAAATATGATAAGGAATTAGCGGAAGAGGAAAAAATGTTCAAAGAACTAAGAAAAGATAAATATTTAAAAAATTTCTTAAGTAGTCCTGACGAAAAACTTTATCCTAAAGGTAAAACAAGAAAATTTAATTATACAACGATACCTAACCAAAATACTAATGCAACACAAGAAACAAATATAAAAAATGTTTTTAGTACCACTAATACTAATCAAGATACTCAAACATTTGATGGAAAAGTTTCATTCAATAGTTAAATTATGGCAAGACAAACATATAACAGATACGCAGATTTTCTTTTAAACGGACAACAAACGATTGTTCCATATATTCAACTACCAAACAAAAGTAGTGATAAAAGATACATTTATAAAATTGGGATGTCCAGAATGGATAAAGTGTCACAACAATATTATGGTTCTCCAACTTTCGGTTGGTTAATCTTGATGGCTAATCCACAATATGGTGGACAAGAATGGAACATACCTGATGGTTCTATATTGACAATACCATATCCGTTAGTAACTTCTTTACAAGATTACAAATCCCAATTAAACAATCATTTCTTCTATTATGGTAGATAGACCCGAAAATATATTAGTCGATTTTGACTATAACAACATTATAGTAGTTGACCCAAACAAAATTATTGATGAGGATGGTCGTGCAAAAGACAGACACATCAGAATGGAGAATATGGTTTATTATGCTAATTTGGAATGTAAAGTAGTCCCTAGAACTAAATTAGCTGTGGGTGTTGCAGCTAATGATGCAATTCAAACAGTATCTGTAGCATCTCTTAATTTTCTACAACCTGGTGGAGAAGATTATCTTAATACTAAATGGACTGATGAAATAACAGGGAAAGATTCTTTGAAAGGTCAAGGTATTAATCAACCAATAAAAAACCAATTTCAAAATCCGAATAAAAGTGATGACTACTATGTAAGACAAACAATTAATACTGGTGGTAAACCTGGTGCTACTGACACTGGATTATTAGGTATAAAGTCAATTAGTGTCACAATTAACACAGCATTTGAACCAGTTATATCAATAAAAATGATTGATATAAGAGGTAAAGCTCTATTTGAATCAGGTGATAGTTCACCATATGCTGTTTTCTTCAACCTACCATATCCTTTATTCTATCTAACACTAAAGGGGTATCTAGGTAAAGCAATCAGGTTACCATTGATGTTGTATAAATTTGGTGCTTCATTTAATACTGGTTCGGGTAACTTCGATGTGGACTTACAATTTTATACATACAAATATAATGTAATGACTGAAATTACAATGGCTGGTCTATTAGCTACACCTTATATGTATAAAACAAATCTTAGAATACAAGAAAGAAGTGGTGTCCCCAATCAGTCAGCAAACGTACAAGATAGAACAGTTACTAGAGGGTATCAAAAGATTCAAGAAGTTTATAGTGAATATAAATCAAAAGGTATCATACCTGATGATTTTCCTGAACTAACGTTGATGGAAATGAAAGATAGATTGGACATTTTTATTAAAAATAAAATGGACACTTTTGCAAAAGAAAACTTACAACCATTGAGTGATTGTGAAAGTTATAGAGTTAACTTAGCGGAATACTATGGTGATGTTTATTTTTATGCAGGAAATCAATCTTGGTTCAATAGAAATATGGACACACAAAATTTTATAGTTTTGACTGATAAAAAAACTAGGGTTTATACGTTCACTAAAGTTATAGATACACCTGATAAAAGAAACACTGCTGAAAGTGAATTAATTGGGAAAATTAATGATAATAATAAAAAATTAAAAACCAATCAAACTGTTGGTGAGGATGGAAAATATAAAATAGGAAAAAAACCTGAGGTTAAGAGTGCGATAAATTTTAGTATAAGTATAGATACCTTCAGAAAAGTTGTACAAATCAAAGATATTGATATCGCTGAAACCTTCCTACAACGTAAGAAAAAAGAACCCACACCAGCTGAATTGGAGACATTTCAAGCTGAGTTGGAATTACAATTAGAGTTTCAAGCGGGTTCATTTAAAACAAAAAATGGGGACATAAAACAAGAAAAAAAATACTTTTTTTTCGAAGGTGATGGTTCATTTACTTCAATAGTACAACAAATGAACACAGACCTCAAAAGAATAAAAGAGGATATTGAAAATGCTTTGACTGAGACATTGGCCGACTTATTACAAAATAAAAACAATGGTATTGGTTTTGTACCAAACATTAGAAATGTGTTAGCTGTGTTCTTTGCTAATGGTGAGGCATTTTTGAGATTGATGGATGATGTACATACTAAAGCTTGGAATGAAAGAAATAGTGATGTTAGGAAGAAAGCAATTTTTGACCCACAAGTTGCTGGTGCTTCACAAGATAATATAAATCCAGGTGATGACACTAATACACCAATTTATCCTTGGCCACAATTTATTGTCGCAACTAATGGTGAAAATGGACAAGAAAAATATGAAATTAGATATCCTGGTGACCAATCTTTAATAAGTCGTACTCAAGGTTATTTATATGATAAATGGCCTGAAATTGAATTTGTTGAAGAATTCATTAAAGGTTTGACTGAGAGAGACCCCGAAAGAAAAGAAATCGGACCGACAACAAATGAGGTATTAGATATTAAACGTGCATCTATTAATGCTATTGAGTTTCCAATAACCAATCAAGTTTATAGTAATAAAGAGGAAGTTAAGTTCTTTTATGAGATTTACGAGAGATTAATTTATTTAGTTAATTTTTCAAAAATTACTCGAGCAAACAATACTAACTCTACTGCTGACGAAATATCAAATGTTTTAGCCGAGTTTGAAAGTGGTAATCTTTTGGATAGTTTGGGTGTAAATAGTCCATTCATAATTATGAAACTTAAAAATTTGGGTTTCAATGCTCAAACTTTTCCTTTAATCCTTAGACAAATATCTAATGGTGGTATAGGAGAAAGTTGGCAAAATTATATCAGAGGAATTTTCAATACAAAATATATACGTAATCAAATTTCTAATTCTAGTTTCGAATTTATTAAAAGTTCTGATTTTATTAGTAGAGCTACTGAACCTCAATTATCAATTGTTGACGAAGACAAACTACAAAATTTTATTGATGATTCTACCGCAGGTAATAAAGTTGATTTTACTGACACTTTTCCATTTACAAATTTAAATTGGTGTAAAAATAATTTAGCTAATGGTGTTGGTGTATCCACAGTTAATCAAGCTATGGATACGAAAGATGTTATATTTTATAATAAAAATAAAAAAGTTATAACTAATTTTAACCAAGATACGACCTTTAACCAAATCAGACCAATTACACACTTTGTTTTTCAAAATGTTAGTGAACCATCAGTAACGGAAGATAATTTAAAGACATTTTTACAAAGTAGAACAACTGATTATAAGTTACAACTTATAACTGAAGGTAATGTTGATTATTCAAATTATAATGGAAATTTAGGTTTGGCTAATCAAACATCTTCTATGTTTAATACACCATACTTTACCAACTCAATACAAGAAGCAATACAGAAGTTTAGGAATGGTGACCCCTACCCTTTTACTGTTCCCGCTTACTTGTTTTTGAATAGTTTACCATTAGCAACACCCAAAGAAAAATATAAAAGTTGGGACTTTGGTGAAGAAAAAACATTGAGTTATATTTTTGCAAGTTTAAAAAAATATTCGGGTGTTCACAAAGTACCATACGCATGGTTATTAAAATTAGGTTCTGTTTGGCATCGTTATAAAAAATATGTTGAAAGTACAAATAACTTTGATATATTGGATAACTCTTGGAAAAACTTTAATAGCTTAGTAAATTATGACCCAGTTACATCAGCAGCAACTAAAACATATAGTTTGACAATTAATAATGCAAACGTTGACATAGTATTAGAAGACATCAATACAATCGGTGTGGGGACTGGTACAACTACTTCCGTAATTATGAATGTTGGATTTTATCCAAAATTAATAAATGACTTTAACGTTTTTTATCAAGGTTATGAAATAATTAAAAGTAACCAACAAATAAATGGTATTGCAAGAGTAACTGGTGGTACAATATTAACAATTTCATCAGTAAATTTAGACCAACTCACAATCGGTAACATTTTAGGTGGGACAAGTTTTTTAGCTGGTACTACAATCTTATCACAAATAAATGGAACACCTGGTGGTATTGGTCAATATACTATTAATTTACCACAATCAGTAACTGACTCAAACTTTTTTATAACCAATTCACAATCCGTTGGATATTCAGATACTTTAATACAACAAGCGTTAAGTTCTGGTTTAACAATGGAATATGTTGCTGAAGCAATTATAAATGAAACAAACTCAGCAAGAAATCTCAATACTAAAATCATACCTTGGTCGGTGAGTGTTAAAACACCAGCGGGTAAATTTTGGTATCAAATACCATCAAGTGGTAGTTTGTTTAATCAAACAAAATTGGAATGTTTTAAAAAGACATCAACAAATGGAATTTCATCAGTTGTAATTCCAGTTACTGGTAATACTGCAATTCATAATGGTGCTGTTAGAACCTTTTGGACTGCCCCAAATTATGGATATTTTGATAACAATAAATTAACTAAACCTTCATACGATTCGTATTTAAAATATATAAACCCATCAAGTGATGACCAAGAAAATTTTAGTTTCAGTCCAGTAACCCCATCAAAGATTGAGGAACTTTTATCAATATTCCCTAAAGATGTTTTGGATGGTTTCGAAACTGAGTTTTTAAAATTTTCACGTTCAGTTTATGACATTGAAAGTGATGGGTCAACAAATATACCAGGAGGTATAAATGAAATACCATCTAAAGCTGCATTCAAAAATTTCCAAGCTTTGATGAGGGATATGATGAAAATACCTGTCATAACTGGTAATACAGGTGAGGAAATTGTATCAACTATTCAAACAAGTCAATTTGAAAAAATAAATTCTTATCTTTCAGATTTTCTTCTCTATGATATCTACTTTAAATTTGGTAATCCATCAAATTATGATAGGAAGTTATTTTTAACTTTTTCAAATGAAGAAGTTGTTGACCCCATCGTTTGGGAAAAGTATCAAATCATAACACCTAATAGTGTACCTGTAAATGGAAACCCAACTTTGTTATTTTCAGAGGTTAATTATCCTAATGTTTGGAAGGCTTTGAGAACCTATGTGGGATTTTCAACAATACAAGATATAAGTTATAAAAATAGTGGTTCATATATCACTGATTTCTTTGTTGATTTTAATGTTGCGTTTACGGAAGATAATGTTAAATCTTTTGCTCAAATTATCAAAATTTACGCAACTCAGAAACTAAATCAGTTTCAAGTAAATCAAATTGAACCACCTCAGTCACCACCAACACAACCAACTCAGATTGTAGGTATAACTTATCTCAAAAACTTATTTACAATTAACATAGAATACTATGATGGTAAATATAGAACAGTTTATAAGAACTCTGGTGGGACACCTCTATTTGAAAGTAAGTATGAAAGTATTCCACTTTCATTGAGAGCAGCAAACAATTTTAATGTGACTGCAACAACAAATGTTTATTATTCGGCAATAACTAATCAAGTTATTGAAACTGCATATAATTCATTATCTAATAATCCTAATGACCCGCAATATATTGTAAGACAAGAATTTGTTGAACCACAAACTTATACACCAACACCAAACACCACACAACAGAAAGGTAAAAATGCCTTTCAAACTGCTATGTCATCCTACTTGTCTCAAGTGGATAACTTTAGAGATAAGATTGTTAACAATTTGATACCAAAATTACAAAAATCTTTGGCCAATGTTAATATGACAGTTGAAGAACAGAAACCATCGAAGTTGACTGGTGAACCACAACCTAAAGTTGAATTATGGGAATCATTTAAAGCACTAAATGATAAATGGATTTCTGGTAATGACTACAAAACTAAAACATTATTTGAGGATGTTTTATTATTGGATAGGGCAAATAAAAACATTGGGGAAGAAGTATTAATTGATATATTTTCAATAAGTGACCAAATTACAAACATAAATGCTTCGGCTAGTTTGTATTCTTACGTTACGGGTATATTACAATTAAATCATTTTGTTGTACTTACAATACCTAACTACATCAATTTTTACAATGTACAAGATGCGATTAAAGACCCAAAACCAAGATTGGAAGGTACTGCAGAATTTGCAAATACACTTTTTGGGACATTTTTAAATGTTGATTATAGAGAATCAACAGCTAAAATGGTTTGTACTTACGCAGGTAAAGCTAGTGAACAACCTGATGTTAAAAGTGTTGACTTCAGATTTAGAAGTGATTCATTTGATTTGACTAGAGCAAGTGATAATCCCTTGGTTGAAAATCAAGTTGGTAAAAAAGATTGGGATAAATCAAATAGAGTAGTTGGATTTAATGTTGATATCGGTCCTCAAAATCAGGGTGTATTTAAAAACTTTAGTGTTGGTCAAAATTCATCTTTAGCAACATCAGAATCACTTCAGATTTTAAACCAAATGGCAAATCAAGGTGGAAACAGAGGTGGTGCAACACAAAGTGTATCCTTATATAATTTATATAAGAACAGAAGTTATACTTGTAATATTGATATGTTGGGAAATGCTTTAATACAACCAACAATGTACTTTAATTTAAGAAACGTACCTATGTTTAGTGGTTCGTATTATATTACTTCAGTATCACACAACATCACAGATTCAAGTTTTGAAACTAGTTTTGAGGGAGTTAGACAACCAGTACCAAATTTACCAAAGATTGATAATTACATACAAAATCTTAGAGCTAACTTGGTGAGTAAAATTACTGAATTGATTAAACAACAAAGTACAACAACTACAGTACAACAAAATACAAACGTTAATAGTGTTACAAATAATGTTACAAGTAATGCTGGTAATGGTGCTTCACAACAAGTTTCTCAAACAACAAATGAAGCTTGTAAACCAGTTGAACAATATAGTAAATTTGTTAACAATACTACACCTACTGAGGTTACAATTAATTATCAAGATTTGATTAAAGAAATAAAAGGTCAATCTAATGATGATAAACTACTTTATACTATTTTCTTTTGGTCTTATACAAATTCATTCAATGGTAAAGATGGACTAAGAGTTATTGGAAATAATCCAGGTTATTTATCTATTGACCAATATTTTGGTACAATTGGAAATGAAAAATATTTCTGTACAACGAAAAATATTCCGTATGTTGAGTTTAGTTCGTTGTCAAATTATGTTGAGTTTCTTATTAAAAGATGGCAATCAAGGGTTATTACTTTACAAAGTAATGGAGAACAAATCAATGTGGATGATTACGTTAAATTTGCTTATATAAATTCATTTGCTGATAGTGTTGGTAAAGGAACTGAGAGTTACAATAAAATGGTTGGAACTAATGACTTTCAAAAATATAAGGATGACTTTAATAAAGCACTACAAATATTAAAACCAGCAACTAATGTTGTAACTCAAATTACACCACCACCAGCACCGCCACAACCTTCGATTTTACAAGAAACAATTGTCACTGGTGGATTAGATGGTAGTTTCCAAAGATTAACTATACAAATAAAACCAAATAGTGGTTTGTGGAAAATATTTGCAGTTAATTTGGATTGGACTTCATCAGCATTGTGTTCACGAAGTGGTAAAAATAAATCTATACCAGAATATATTAGTACAGACCAACAATCAGTATTGATAAATAATACTGATTTAATATCACGAATTGGTTGTAGTGGTGTCTCTAGAAATGATTTTATTGGAACATACAATTTTGTGATTTGGGTTTACGTTAATCCTGTTTTAGCTGATGGTAGAACAGACCAAAACAGACAACAAGAAATAGGAAAATATCCGATACAGATTGTATTGTAGTTTTTTTTTTCAGTTACAACAGATATTTATATAAAAACTAAAAATATGAGTGTAAAATTAATTTTAGATAATTACTTAGGTAAAAATACTAGAACCTCTGAAAAAGATATGGGGGATGGTACTAAACAAGTTTGTGATTTAGACACTGGTGAATGTTACACAGTGAGAATGAAAGATGGTCTTATTGAAAGAGTTGATAATACAATGAGAACTCATAAAAAAATTCAAGTTGAAACAACAACAGGAATAAAACAACTATTAAATGGTTAATAATGAAAACTGACTTAAGAATTTTAGAAGAACTAAAGAGATATAATCAAATTAATAAATACATAAACGAACAAGAACTACCACCAGCACCAGGGGGAGAAGTTCCACCAGTACCTGGAGGGGAAATACCACCAGCACCAGGGGGAGAAGTTCCACCAGCAGGTGATGTTCCAGCTCCAGCTCCTGATACTGCAGCAGGAGCACCTGCACCACCAACAGCACCACTACCTGAACCAATTGACACAGAGTCCGACCCTGATGTTGAAAAATTAGGAGACGAAAAGAAAAAAGGTGATAAGGAAGAAATTGAAGTCACTGATTTAGTTAAAGGACAAAAATCTGTTGAAGAAAAACAAGATGAATATTTCGAAAGTTTATTCAACCATCTCAATGATTTGGAATCCAAATTAAATGCTATGGATGGTATATTAGATAGATTAAATTCTATTGAAACTAAAATTGAAAAATACAGAGTTAAAACACCTGAAGAAAAATTAGAACTTAGAACTTTAGATTCAGGTCCTTTTAACCAAAAATTAAGTAAGTTTTTTGAAGACAAGGAGGAGGAAATGGAAGCGAGTGGAAAAAATGAATATGTTTTAACCACAGACGAAGTTGAAAGTTATTCACCTAATGAAATTAAAAGAAGTTTCAGAGATTTTGGTGATACTGAGATGACTCCTGAAAATGACGTAAGTAAATTCAAAAAAATATATTAGAACTTAATTTGACAAACCCACGGCTGACACTTACTATTGTGTATAATATTTCTTAACAAAAAACTTTTTAAACATTATGGCGACAAATCCATTAGATGCTATTTTAGCTCAGTACGAACAATCACAAAAATCAGGTAGTAATACCAACAAAATGTCTCAAGATGAGAGAATGAAGAAATACTTCGCAGCTCTTCTTAAGGACAATGAAAAACAAGGACAAAAAAGATTAAGAATCCTTCCAACTACAGATGGAAGCTCACCTTTCAAAGAGGTGTGGTTTCACGAAATCCAAGTAGATGGTAAATGGCAAAAGTTCTATGACCCAGGTAAAAATGATAATGAGCGTTCTCCACTTACAGAAGTATATGAAGAACTTATGTCAACTGGTAGAGATGCCGACAAAGAACTTGCAAAACAATACAAACCTCGTAAATTTTACATTGTTAAACTTATCGACAGAGATAATGAAAACGATGGAGTTAAGTTTTGGAGATTCAAACACAACTACAAAAACGAAGGTATCTTAGATAAACTTATTCCTATCTTTAGAGCAAAAGGTGATGTAACCGATTCTCAAAAAGGTAGAGATATTATCTTAGAGATGACCAAAGCAAAAACCCCAAAGGGTGCAACATATACAGTTATTCAAACTATTATGTATGATGACCCAGCTCCACTCCACGAAAACAAAGAAACGGCTGAAGGTTGGTTAAATGATGAACTAACTTGGGCTGATGTTTACTCTAAAAAACCAGTAGAATACTTGGAAGCTATTGCCAAAGGTGAAACACCAAGATGGGATAGTGAAAAGGGTGGTTATGTTTATAGTAACTCAGATTCAGGTGAAGTTGTATTAGGTGGTAAATCCACACCAACTTATTTGGACGATTCTGATGATTTCGAACCAAGTGGTGACCTTCCGTTCTAAAAATATTTTTTAACCCGAACCCCATTAACAAAGTGGGGTTCATTTTTAAATCCTAAATGAAAATTCAAATTAAAATGATTGATGCTCTTGCTCTAAAATATGAGAGTGAGATAGCAGAGGCTGAGGCCACCTTATTGGTTTATTTCTCTAATCCTGTTGGAATTGGTGAACATCCACAACACTTAGAAGAAATGGATAAGTATGTTGAGAAAATGGCTAATGCTAAAGACAAGTTGGAAACACTAAAAGAATTTGTAAAATATAATTTAAACGATGGCAATTAAGAAAACGGATTTCAGTAGTATTAAAAAGAAGTTCTCCAC